CTTGATTGGCTACTGCCTGCAACGGGGCCTGGACTTCGAGAAATGCTTAGAGTCGGCCTACAACGAAATCAAAGGACGGACCGGCAAAGTCGTGGATGGGGTGTTCGTTAAAGATGAGTGATATTACCGTATATTCCAAACCAAACTGCATGCAGTGCGAGTTTACTAAGCGATGGCTACACAACAATGGATTACCTTATACTGCTATCGATGTAACGAAAGACGAGTTGAGCTTGGATTATATCAAGCGCCTGGGCTATCAAAATCTGCCTGTGGTAGTAGTGGACGATGGCGACAAGCACTGGTTCGGATTCCGACCAGATCTAATGGAAGAGTTGAAGGAGAAATAAAAATGATTAAGATTTATAAAGTTAACACGTTTGAGAAACTTGAATATCTACTCAACACCTTGCATGAGCGAGGTGCTAAGTGGGGGAATGGAGACTCTTTAGACAACGAAGCTATGGCTAAGAGATATTGGGATTTCTGTGGACGTAATGGTATTGCTGTTTACAAAAGAGACAAAGTGGTTACCGTTTCTGACATCAAATACTTTGAGAAATCTATAAAAGAATATGGAAATCAAGGGGAAGATTACACCATCATCGAGGATGTGAAGCTACCAAAACCAAGCGAAAAACCAAAAGAATCAGAAACACAACAGGCGCAGCCACATCAACCTAATGTGATTCAGCCAGAACACTACAATCAAGGTGACATGGACCTCTTCGAGATTTTCTACCACCAGTATCCGTTCAACGAATTCAGAACAGGTATGCGGATGATTGCTGCTCGTTATTATCATAGATACCCTGACAAGAACGGACTGGAAGACTACAACAAAGGCGATGAAGTGATGCGCCGCTTGCGTGAGTACGAGGAGCGTGAAACAAATGGCAGATAAGCTAGAAATGAAAATTCGTAAAGAGCATCGAGACTTCCTTAAGAGAAAGGCTCAACAGTACCGTAGACAAGCGATGAGGCACGCCTATGATAATCCTAAGCGGTATAACGAGCTGATATACGAAGCTCGCCAATTCGACCTCTGTGCTGGTTTGATTTACAGCGAGGAGGATGATTGATGGAGAATCTGACTAAAGAACAGCTTACCGTCATCTCTCAAGTAGTTAAGTCTGAACTCGATAAGGACCAGAAACGTAAAGCTAAAGAGTTGAAAGATTACCGCTTACGGAATACAACACTCTTAGTCAAAAACTATCGCATGCTGAGAGTGCATTGCGATACCATCGTGGAAGATTTAGAAGTCTATGAGGATTCCGTCTATGATCCACAGGAGCTGACACTGAACACTCTGATGAAGTACAAGGCCCGGACAGCTAAAATGCTGGACTACTTCGATAGCATCTTCCGGGCCTATCACGAACTGGCTGAACGAGATACCGAAATGATGCTGAGACGATGGAAGACCGTCTTTCAGATGTATGTCGGGCCAGATAAACACACTGCGGTCGATATGGCTGAATATTACGGGGTGGACGAGCGGACAGTATATCGCTATCTCAATAAAGCTTTCGATGAGCTATCGACACTGCTATGGGGCATCACTTCATTCGACGATTTTGAATGAGGGGTGTCAAAAAGGTGTCTTGAACCTGTCATCCTAAAGGTGATAGAATGATAGTGTGATAAATTGGAAGTTAGCCTACTTGATTCTAATTTGTCTTCCTTTTTCTTCAAGGAGAATTCCTGACGCAGAAAGCCGAGCTGACCTATCAGCTGGGCTTTTTGTTTTATACATTTCGGAGGTGATGGAAAATGACGGAATTATCGCTTAAGCAAAAGAAATTCGCCGATGAGTACATCATCAGTGGTAATGCTACTAAATCGGCTATTGAGGCTGGTTATTCGAAGAAAACCGCTGAGAGTATCGGTAGTAGATTGTTGAGAAATGTTAAGGTTTCTGAATACATCAGCAAACGAACTCAAGAGGTCTTCGAAGAACGAGCAATGAGTGTCGCCGAGGCCCTGGCCATCTCTGCTAGCATTGCGCGAGGGGAAATCCAACAAGGGCAGACTAAGAAGAACGTGAAGGTGTATGTTGGTAATCAGGTCGAAGAAGAGACCGTCACGGAAACGGAATATCAATTCACACCGACGATTGAAGAGCGGCAGCGGTCGTTAGATCATATCCTTAAGGTCAACGGAGCTTACCTGGACCGTAAAGAGATTGACGTTACCGGCATGGTTCAATTCATCGACGACATTGGAATCGGTGATGATGATGTCGAATAAAAAGCGAATGAGCGATTTTATTCCGAGGGCCTTTCATTCAGTATGGCGAGCGGCTTTCGACCCGTCTAAGCTGCACGTTGTGTGTAAGGGTGGCCGTGGCTCTGGTAAGTCGTCTGACATCGCGCATATCATCGTTCAAATGATAATGCGATACGCGGTGAACGCCGTCTGTATCCGGAAGGTGGACCGAGACCTGCAAGAATCGGTATTCGAACAAATCATGTGGGCCATTGAGGAGCAAGGCGTGAGACACCTGTTCAAAATCAATAAGTCCCCGCTCAAGATAACTTATGTGCCTCGCGGTAATCAAATCATCTTCCGAGGCCTGCAAGACCCGAACCGGCTCAAGTCCTTAAAGTCCAGCCGCTTCCCTTATGCAATAGCATGGGTCGAGGAGTTGGCCGAGTTTAAGGCTGAAGATGAAATTAAAATTGTGACTAACTCTATCCTTCGTGGCGAATTGCCTGAAGGTCTTTTTTATAAGTTTTTCTATACGTACAACCCGCCAAAACGAAAACAATCCTGGGTTAACAAAAAGTACAACACCGCGTTGCTGCCTAGCAATACATTCGTACACCATTCAACCTATCTAGACAATCCTTGGATAAGCCAGGCCTTTATCGAGGAAGCGGAGGCCACAAAGGAACGCTCGCAACGCTCTTTCGAATGGGAGTACATGGGCGAGGCTGTCGGGTCAGGGGTATCGCCATTCGAGAACTTGGTATTCCGAACAATCTCGGATGACTTGTTTAATTCCTTTGACAACATTCGGCAAGGCGTCGACTTTGGCTATGCTAACGACCCACTGGCTTTCGTTCGCTGGCACTACGACAAGAAGAAACGCCGCATATACGCTATGGACGAACATTACGGCGTTAAGATTAGCAACCGAGCGCTAGCTGAGTGGCTAAAGCGCAAAGGCTACAACCAGGTTGAAATAACTGCCGATAGCGCCGAGCCTAAATCCATAGATGAGTTAATCTATGAGCACGGTATATCGCGTGTCAGAGGGGCTAAAAAAGGGCCAGATAGCCGAGAGTATGGTGAACGTTGGCTTGATGATCTATACGAAATTATCATCGACCCGAAACGCACACCAAACCTTGCAAGAGAGTTTGAGTCTGCTGATTACGCAGTCGACCGAGACGGTAATCCTAAATCTAAACTAGAAGAAGTAAACGACCACACGATTGATGCCACAAGATACGCATTCGAAAACGATATGCGCCAACCTAGCATCTCGACCTCGTGGGATTAAGTAAAGGAGTGAAATAATGGCGAAATGGTTTGACTGGCTCAAGGAGCGAATGTTAATTGCACTTGATGTGGATGAGAAATCAATCTTAGAAATTGAGGTCAATCGTCACCTTGGTAGCGAACGGTATAGATTGCTGCACAAAGCGAATGAATACTATCGCAATCACACCGACATCGAGCGGAAGATGCAGGATGTGTCTTGGAAATCGAACAGTAAACTGCGCCTGGGGCTTTTTAGAAAACTGGTGGACCAAAAGGTCGGCTACTTGCTCTCGAAGGCGCCTAGCGTAATGTACGGCGATGATTCGGAAGAAGAATTGAAGGTTAAAGAGTTTATTGACGAGTTCTTCGATGAGCACTTCCTTCGTAACCTAAAATCAGTGGGACGCGATGCTGTTATTAAAGGTGTATCTTACGGCCTGGTCTATTATGACGAGGAAGGCTCACTTCGTATGACTAAAATTCCTGGTGAACAGGTAATTCCTTTCTATGCTGATGAAAGGCGTGAGGTAGTGGACGCTTTCTTGCGGATCTACAATCAAGAGGTCTACACCTTACTAGGTAAGAAGCAAGAGATTCATGTTGAGTATTGGGATACCGAGGGCATCACCTATTACAAATGGGAGTCAGGGCATTTGCAACCTAACAAGGCGTATGACGGCATTCAGCCTCATTTTCGCTACATGGATGAAACTGGACAGGTCCATAATTATAACTGGGAACGAGTGCCGCTCATCGTGTTCAAATACAACGAGAACGAGCAATCGTTCTTGGACCAGGTTAAGTCTATCATCGATAACCTAGAGTTACAGGCGTCGGTCAATGCCGACTTGCTAGCGGATATTCCGAAATTCATCTATGTGCTAAAGGATTATGGTGGAGAAAATCTAGAACAATTTCTTAATAACCTCAACAAGTATAAGATGATTAAGGTTAATGGCAACGGTGGGGTTGATAAACTCCAAGCAGACATTAACACCGATGCCGTCGAGTCAGAAATCGCGCGTAGTCGTAAGATGCTATATGAAGCTGGCCGGGCTATCGATACTCAAGACGAGAACTTAGGTAACGCTAGTGGCCAGGCTCTCAAATGGCGATTTACGGACCTTGATTTAGATGCTAACGATTTTGAGAATGGTCTACAGAGTGCGATTATTCATCTGATGTGGTTCGTGGTGAACCATATCAAGAACCGAGCAGGGCTAGTAGTGGATATGAAGTTGTTCCATTACACCTTCAATAGAGACGTGATCACGAACGAGTCAGAGGCTATCCAAGACGCGCAAAACTCTGTTGGCATCTTAGATGCTCGCACGATTCGTGAGCAGCATCCATGGTACACGCCGGAGGTTGAGGCACGACTGGAAGAAGAGAATAAGCAGAATGCCGAGAAGCAGGACGATTATAATTTCAATAGCCATGGGCACGACCACCCGCCGGAAGAGGATACGAAGTCAAAAGAAAAGGAGTGATAATCGATGGCTAGTCACAACTACTGGCTGAAACGAGCGTCACTCCAAGACTCTCTTATGCGAGCAACCGAAGACGAAACGATTAAGCGAATCAATGATCAGCTGGCCATCTTGGAAGATGACCTGGTCAAAGAGATTCACACTTTTTATTCGCGCTATGCTCAAGATAACCGGATGACTCAGGCCGACGCGATG